CATATCCTAAAAAGAAAGTAGATTCAATTTATGTCACATGAATTCAAGCCCTGGTGCACCGGTAAACAATTGCCGCTGGGCTTCAATAGTCTTGTTGCTAGCATGCTAGCAACAAGCACCAAGCAACAAGCTGCAAGCCTCAAGCTGCAAGCAACAAGCTCTTGACAGGTGCCGGGCCGCATGATATGTATAGGATTAGAAAGGATAAATAATTATGCCATACTTTAGAGAAGAAGACAGACTAAGAAAAGACAACAGCTGGAGCGAAGAAGCTCACAGCGTTTTAGTTTTATCAATACAAACAATAGACAAGCTGGGAGGACGTGAACAATTTCCAGAGCTAAGACAGCGACTGGATTTAATTTTAAATTCAGAACACTGGAAAGAAAAGCGAAGAAAAGAAGAGAACGAACGCCTGAATTGGCACGCGACCCAAGGGGGTTATGAAAGTTAAAGAAGCTCTTAAAATTACAGACTCATTTACACGTACCAGCAAGATGCCGGGCCTGTCTTATAGTCTACCTGCGTGGGCTTGCAAGACTGGCCAGAAGCTGGCCAAGATCCCCGGCACGCCTTGCTTTGGCTGCTATGCAATGAAGGGTAACTACACCAGATACCCGGCAATCAAAGCAGCGCAATACAGGCGGCTGGAAGCAATTGACAATCCGCTGTGGGTTCAAGCTATGGTTGCGATCATCAAGCGCCAGAAGTGGTTTAGATGGCATGACGCCGGTGACGTACAGAGCAAAGAGCATATGCAAAAAATTTTAGAAGTATGTAGATTAACACCAGACACCAATCACTGGCTGCCAACACAGGAAAGACAATTCCTGCCGGCCCCTGAAGATGTTCCTGACAATCTGGTAATCCGGTTGTCGAGATCTAAAGTAGATGGACCTGTGACTGCTGCCTGGTCTCATGACTCAGGCGTCACTACTGGCGAAGCTCGAACCTGCCCGGCCCCGGACCAGGGCGGCAAGTGTTTGACCTGCAGACAATGCTGGAATCCTGAAATTAAATCTGTTATATATGGTAAACACTAATGTTTAGACATCCAAGTTATTATAAGAATTTGCGCAAGCTAGCGCGCAATAGTGAGCTTCACGTAAGGCCCATGTCAGGCAGTGAAGCTTGCGACACGGACCAGGCCATTAGCCCAATGAGCGACGGCTCTCCAAGAAGGCGTGCGACTGGTCCGGGCCTCAAGTTAACGCGCCGAGAACGCGGCATATATAAATCAACGGCGTTAACCCTGGGCTCCAAAGCATCAAGCTCCAAGCCACAAGCTGCAAGCATCAAGCACCAAGCTCCTGAAGACTGTTGATGCAAGCTTCAAGCCCCAAGCTGCAAGCGTCAAGCTCCAAGCCGCAAGCTACAAGCTCCCGGATTCTTTTACCCTGATAAAGTTTTACAGAGACAGGAGTCAGGGTCTTTACTAAGATAAATGTATTGTTCGGATGTTTTACATGAAACGCAATTTGATGTGGAGAGAAGCGAACTTTGTTTGTCTTTGTTACTTTTAATTCTATAGTGAGAAAGTGGCCATTACTATTATAGACCAATAGATCAGGAGTACCCCATGAAGCACTATTTTCCAAGCGTGTAAATGATAATTTGCAATTATTTTTAGTAACGAACGTTTTAATCTCATGCCAAAATTTAGTTTCGGGTTTCACTACTACAGGCTATTCAATTTTCTTCAAAACTTTACCCATATTCCAAGTTTCAGCTTTGACAGTAAATACTAGTCGGTGTGATTCTCTATGACCAATTAATTTATTTTCCATTAATTGTAAAGAAGTGATGTCATAATATTTACCATCAGGTAAACATACTTGCACTCTTGCTTCACCAACTACAGGTGACGCTAACATCTTATCTAATACTTGTCTTAATAACTTTCCATTCATACAACTAAGTCTTGATTAATATCATTGTTGTAGTAAAAGTAAAGTATGGGTTTACCAAAGAAATTGACAGAGCAACAAATGAAATTCGCTTACGAACTGGTAACGAATGAAGGCAGAAAGACGGCAACAGAGTGTGCAGTCGATGCTGGATTTGCTAAAGACTCTGCAAGACAATACGCAAGTAAACTACAGAATCCAAAATTATATCCACTTGTAGTTAAATATATAGGTGAACTAAGAGAAGAGTGGCAAAAGAAATACGAAGTAACATACGAAAAGCATATCGCAGAGTTAGGTCAAATTAGAAAAGAAGCACTTAAAAAGGGAGCGTGGTCAGCAGCTGTTAATGCTGAAGTTGCACGAGGAAAAGCGGCAGGTCTATATATCGAACAGAAGATAATACGTACAGGTAAATTAGAAGACTTAACAACAGAAGAACTAGAATCAAGAATGAAACAAATAATGGAAGATTACTCTCCCATACTAGAAGGTGTTGAAGTTGAAGAGCTGAAAGAGAAAGTAAAGCAACCAACACTAAAAAAAATATAAGATCCATCATATCAAAACTTTTTTCATTGAGAGGACACACCCTTTTGGGATGATGTTCCTGTCTGAGAAGACGGCTTCATTCTCATCAAAACTCGCAAAGGTGTACAAATATTTATTGTCTCTTTTGAACACATAGGCATGAGTATTAATGTAAGCGGGTTCCATTTTATCGAACTCTTCTTTTGTGGCATGCGAGCTGTCTCCGCATATGTCGACCCAACGGATAGAGTAAAAATAATAACGCTTATTAGCAATGACCGCATGTTTATATTGTGACTTTTTTCTTTTCATTAGTTCTAGTTTTTATATTAAAAGTATTTTTATTCAGAAAAAATATTTTTAAAAGGTCTAGGGATTTTGTAACACTTGTAACACCTTGTAACACCCCTAGTGTTACAAGATTTCGTTCTAAAAACGTTGATATTACTATGTAATTTAATTTTGTAACGCTGTAACACCATTTTACACCTATTTCAAAAAAATTTTTCATAAAATATATTTTTTACTTCTATAGGTTTCCCTGATCCCTGACGCCTGATTCCTTCATTTTGTAATATAAATCAACCCTTTTTAGCCATTCCCATTGTAACACCTGGTACTCTTTAGGTGTTACAAAAAACCTCTGAAACACCAATTCCGGGCTACACATCAAGATTACACCCCCTTGAATCCTGGTTCCGTAAATATGGTTATGCGCCATCCCATAGGCGGCTAGCTGCAGAAAATAATCTTGTATCCACTCTCTACGCTTAGGCCTGTTGGTCTGCTTAAAGTCACCAATAATCTGTGTACCATTGTAAATACCAACCAAGTCAGTCGCTCCAGCGTACAATCCAGGATAATAAACCGTCACCTCTGTACCCCAAACTTCGTCCATATTATCTCTTAAATCCTGTTCCCAGATAGTTTTGGCCATCTTACCTGCTTGTGTACCCAAATCGCTTAAATCAGCATGTCTATGGCCCGTTAAATAGCCTTCTAACACCCGGTGCATGATTGTGCCTCTTTCTGCAGATTGATCCCTGATTCTTGTTGCCTCATTCTTGCCAACTTTTTGCTGCCAATTTGACAAACTTGCTTTCTTCTCTTCTGACTGCGTTTGTGATAGGATCGTTGTAACAGATGGTAACTTTTCGTTATCTACATCGTAGTGTCTTTGACCCATGACTAAAGATCTAGTCGATGGTGGGTAGTTAAATTTTTTATTCCACTTCATTCAACCCTCCTGGTTTCCGTGCACGTACTCCCAAGAGAGCAAAGGCTCGAATACTGAGGGTAGCCACTGAAGGTCCCCCATATGTAACCTCCAGAGGTGTTTAGCGCTTGGCATTTTTTTTCACTTGGAGCTCGTCCTTTTCTATCTGTAAATTTTTTATTCCATTTCATATAGTTATAACTTCTGACTCAGTTTCAATCCATACTTTCGCACCACAAGATAAAGGTTTATCCGGACTATAAATAACTTTACTAGGTCCTTTAATATTGACCTCATGAGCATACGTATTAGACTTAGACGTCTTGACCGTGATCACTGGTTCTTTTAAATTATGTTTAAGATTACTTCTAATCTTGTGTTGATTAACATGTATTCTAGTTTTCATATCTTATTTTCTTTTTAAAATCAGCCAGGTTTATTACTTTACCTTTTGATTTAGGTCGATCATAGGTTCCACATGTCCCAGGATCATAATGTTCCAATATCTTTTGTATCTTTGGTAACTTAACATGACTCCAAGGCCATATCAAACAGCAAACATAATACGCTTCTCGGTGATTACATCGCCATCGGTACTGCATTTTTTTACCTAACGACTTACCTGTAGGTGGTTTTTTATTAACCGTTCCTACTTTTAACACCTCGTGCACCCATTGTATCACAGATTTATCTGTCATACTTATCTCTAACGCTATCTTCCACTGCCAATATTTTTTAGGTTTGCCTTTCTTATCCTTGTATCTTTTATCTGCACAAAGATATTTTTTGTAAGACACACTACCATCAGCATCGAACAGCCCAGATATATACGCTCTATCAGAATCTGCTACCATTATCTGTACAACTTTATGGCTTTTAATTTTTCTTCAGCATCAACAACTTTAGTCAATAACTTATCCATCTCTTCAATGTGTTGGGGATGCTCACCAATACCCACACTGTTTTCCAAATAAATTTTCATTGTTGCTTCTGCTTCTGCAAGTTGTGCTTCATATTTCTTTTCAAGAGCATCAACTAATACCGTCTTTAGATCCATAATGATTCTCCTTTAATTTGGTTTTCTTTCGACATCTTCTATCTCTCCTTCTGAGTCACACATTGGACATTGAACGACAATAACTTCTTCTTTCTCTGGCCATTGTACTTCTTTGATGACTCTAATATATCCATTGCCCTTACAACGTGGACAAATAATTTTTTTAGTCATTTTCTTTTTTCTTTCTATTATTTTCAAAATAATTTCTTACTTTCATTCTAACATACTCATGATCAAATCCAGCTAACGTACATACCATCTTAAAATCACGATTAGGTTCGAGAAAATAAGCACGTGGTGATGATGCTTTGTTATAGCTGTAATTTTTGTCTGAATAGTGTAGGCCCATAGCATCTTCTAAGGCCACTATTAAAACGTTTCGCCAAAGATTTCTCTCTGGATCAAGTTTTTCGTAAAGATTAAATGTTTTTAGATTTAACGAGTTTGCCATTTAATTTCTTTACTTTCTCATCTACTAACATTTTTATTGTTTGTGCTCTCGACAATGTAACTCCTGGTGCTATGCTCTTGGCTATCTTACCAATTTTCTCATAGCAATCATGTGACACTGCGAGACTTTTGTATTTGCTTATGTCTGTCATATAATGTATCCTTTCATATTATATAATCATATAGGATTATATATAATAATTACAAGACTTGTCAATGAAATTTTTTTTAATAGTGTACATATGTTCTGCCATGACTGGCACCTGTTATACCAATCAAACCTACCCAAAACCTGTAGATAATTACTATGATTGTGTACGTCAGGGGCTGTCAGAATCATACGATATATTGTATCAAGGTGATTTTATAGAACAAGATGTAGTAAAATTTAGAATGTATCCAAAGTTCTCTTGTGAAGAGGTACAGGAGTATTCCGAACCAACTTAAACCACTCTTCCTTAATTTTAGGATTTTTGGTCCTGTTATATTCCCTAGCTAGCTCGTCTGCCTTGTCGGTTATATTTTTTAAAACTACGTTTTTCATTTTTATTTTTTCGTTTTTTATGAATACGTGGACGTTTACGAGGCTTTGGTCTCGGTACAAAATTTGTAAACTTACGTTTGGCCATGTTCTTTTATAAACTCTTTGTCTTTTTCACTTATTCTTAAATATCTTATACTACCATTTACATATTGCTTGGTGTCTGCTCCACAATTTGTGCATCTGTAATAATCAGATACAACAGAAACTAAAATAGAATCTTCTTCGCATTCTTCACAACGTCCATGAACGGTGTCTATGTTTGCAAATGTTTTAAAATTTTTAAACAAGATCTTTTGCCTTTCCTAATAAAGGTTTGTATTTTGTTTTACCCTCTGATCTAAATGCATGTAAGAATGATGCACGTCTACCTTCAGGTATCCAACTACAATGTATCCAACCTGAGTTAGGTTCACCTGGAGTGTAGAACTCTAAGATTAGCTGATCCGGCTCAAGATTTAATTTAATCCAATCAAAAAGTTCAGCGTTGTCTACGCCTACAACTTCGAAATCGGCGGCTTCTGCACGCGCATGCTGTGATCTGGCTGAGCTGCCGATGGCTTCACATAATTCTACGCTACGAAAACCGCTTGTAATCTTAACTCTACCAAAATGATCACGTACCGGCTGCAAAATATTTTCACACAATGCTTTTAGTTTTTCTATTTGTTCTGCGTTAGGATTGTTGTTGATGCCTTTACGTATTGCAGTATCTGATTTAATTAATTCTGAGAGAGTGAAGTTCCGTGTTAGATTCATAGTTTGTTTCTTAATTCGTCTAAATATTTTTGATTTTCTTCTTGCTCTATTTGTTCTGGACTTTTATTAAATTTATTAATTATAAAATATGCAATTATAGCACCTATGAATATACATGTCATGCCATAAAAAAACATTCCGATTCCAAAATTAGCTGTCATATTTCTTTTTCCTATTATAAACTTTTTTACTTTTAATTACAAGCTGCCTAAATCTAGGTGTACGTAACATTTTTGCAATTTTATTCGATGATGAGTTTTTTAATCGATTTTGAGCCATCAATATTATCTTCTAATTCTGCGTTACCACGCCAGCATTTGTAAGTTACAGATTCAGAATAAGTTCTCTCAGCTTCGCGCTTGCCACGTAAACATAAAGCCATCGAAGGCTGCAAACGTGCCTCTTTAATCTCTCCGTTTACAAACATAAGTAATCCTATTACAGCTTCTATCATTGTGACTTACCATTTGTATAACCAAGATCTCTGTTAGCATCTTTTAATTTTTCGATGTCTACCAAAACCTTGTCCATCTGTTTTGTTAAAAATTCTATGTTTACTTTG